CAGTTCTTAATTGTTGAATCTGTTCTGGTGTAAAATCAGAATCACCTCTAGCTAATCTAGTTGTAGTTGGTTCATCTAAAGTTCTTGGATATCCAGTTTCCTGCTGTCCATACTTTTTAGGTTGTGATACAAAACTTGTTCTTGGATCATTGAATCCTTTTGCAGGATTAGCTGGATCCAGAGGAATCCCAGGTAAAACACCCATCATAACTGGAATTTGTGCGTTCTGACCATCCATAAAAAAACCGACAATAGTATCAGCTTCTTTAGGAGAATATGGATTCGTATCATTTAATGGAAGCATTGCTTGAGCCCATGGTAAATGATTAGTTGGAAGTTCTACTTTATCTTCACTATGCCATCCAAAAATTCTAACCTTACAACGGCCAAGTTTTAATGGATCTTGTCTATCTTCAACAACACCCATCCACCAAACAAATCCATTTAATCCTATAAAATTCTTATCATTCATTTTAAGTTACCTATAGTACCGGTCATATCTTCAGTTGTAGCTTCAAAAACTGTTTCATGTTTATCGATAGAAATTATTTGTCTTGAAGAAATTATTGTATATTTACCATATTTTGTTGAATCGATATTATTGTCTCCATCCACTATCGATCTCTTTTGACCAATAATACCAACATTTAATCCGGAACTTATTCTAAAATCTCCTGGTATTGCTCCAGTGATTCTTTTATTTAAAAACATTTTGAATAGAGCTTCTCTCTGAAGTACATAATCTTGAGAATTATAACTAATCGTTGTGTCTTTATCTTCTTGTTGTCCGATTCTAGAAGATATGTATTTACTTCTTCCTCTTTGTATTTCTGTTGGATACATCGTTAATCTTGAATCAAAACTTTGAATGATGTATTTGTTTTTATTATCTTTTACTAAAGGTATATTTGGAATACCCTGAAGTTGTTTAAGTGAAGTTTTATAGTTATCTAAAAAATCGGAAGTTATAGTTGTATGACTTCTTGTGATCGGATCTAATCCTAAAAATGTTCCAGCATAAACACCAGATTCAATATTATCAATAACATTAAATTGAGAATTTATTTTTAATTTTCTCAACCCGGTCATTTCTGTTGACATACTACCTTGATTTCCAGGAAACAATTCATCTGGTAAATTTTTTATTTCTTCATTTAAATCTCTAATTGTTGGCAATTCTTTTAGAGATGTTAAATCGACAAAATTATAACCTAAAGTATTCTCAAAAAATAAAAAATTTGGCATAGAATACTTATTAACACTTCGTTTAGCTATCCATTGTATTGCATCAATTGGACTAAGATTTGGAATAATTTCTCTTTTGTTTCCTTTACTTTCTGAAAATAATGCAAGTTTTTTTCTATCAACATTTAATATTTGATCCAATATTAAAGCAACCATTTCAGAATATGTTATCCCAGTAAATGATCTATTTAATTTATTTTGTAATGATGAAATATATTCTTCACTAATCAAATTTATTATATACACTTCACTGGTTTGATTTACAGATTCTCTATTAGATACGCTGTAAATTTTAAATCTATATTCATCAACATTATAACCATCATCTTTTGCCAATTTGATGTAAATAGTTTCACTTCCATTTAAAATCATTTTATTCATTAATCCAATAGAATCTGCAATAACAATACTTGCGGTTCTACATGGATTAAAAATGCTATCATAAAGATTAACTTCTTGAAACAGAGAAGTTAAAGATATCGCAGCAGTATAAGGACTTTCCAGTCTTATCTCTTGTATTTTTACCTGAGTGCTTTGTAATACTGAAGGCATTTTATAATAACTTATTGTTAGTCAATACCATAAATTCTTCCATTAATGGTTTGATAAATTCTTTTTTTAAAATTTTAATAGGTCTTTTGTTTTCATTTTCATCATATTCATAATCATAATAAGTTTTATTTGATTTTATAATATTTTTTGTTATAACATTTCCATTGGCCAATTCCGGATCAACTTGCGTTTCACCGGTAATTAAATTGGTATATGTACCAGAATCTATTTCTAATGTTTTAGAACTTTGATAGGAATTGAATGTTGTTTCAATTGTTTTAAAATAAGAATGAATGTTTGATTTTGACCAAGTCAATCCAGAAATATTCGTATTTGCAGTATCAGCGTAACTACTTCCAGAATATTTGTTTTCAAGATACTTATTAAAAGATTTGGTCGATAAAGGCCAATCATAAAAAGGATCAACAATGTTATTCATACTCAAGATAATCCAATGTCTTTCAGTATCTCCATAAAATTTTCTAGCTAATAATTCAGGAGTTTCATTATCTCTGATTGAGTATTTGTAGTACACAGCAACGTTGTTTTTAAATTTCTCTTCCAACGTAAACCTATTCATTATGTTAGTAACTACATCATAATAATTGTCGTTTGAATTATACTCTATTCTGTTGAAGTATTTAAAATATTTTGCCATTTTTTATTAAGAAGTAGTGTACTTATCCCAGTCTTTTAATGTTGACTTGGAATGTACGATTGTTTCTTTGAATCTTAAAGTCATTGTTGTTGCAACTGGATTTCCAGCACCACCAAAATGTGATACCCTAGAATCATTCTCATATGCAGCCCAACCATGAGGAGCATAATTCACATCAACTGAAGTCAACACACAACTTCCAAGTATTGGTAAATTACTGTTAGTATCTCCTCTGTACATAAACTCTATATCAAATATGGAAGGAGGAACTAGAAAAAATCCAGCATCTCCGGATTTTATTTCTGGTGCTGCGTGAAATTTAAATAAATTAATAATCTGTCCAACTTGTTTTGCTTCTTGACTACTTCTAGGATAAAATGCAAAACTAAAAGTAAAATCTCTCATGTTTGGAGAACTATAAATTAATTCAAGTTGAGGATTAATAACAGAATTCGTTAAAGCAGTAAATCCAACCGTTCCTATATTTGATGGTAAAGATTGAACTGCTTGATATAAAAACGGAGACAAGTTTTTTGTTATAGAATTATTGACTCCTTGACCTTTTAAAAGGGAATCAATAATATTTGCTCCAGCTGAATACATTCCAAAATTTGTACTAACTTCACTATAGGCTTGAGAGTGGCCAAATTGTAAACTGTCTGGCATATAAAGAGCAATACTATTTTTTATTTTTTTAACTCTATTTAAAAAGTTTTCACCAGACGTTTTACTATAATTTAAATTATCAACAAAATTTTTAACTCCAGTTAAGACTTCTCCAGACAATTGTTTTTTCGTACTATCTTTCCAATCTTTGGTCGCACTATTAAATAAACTGGTAATATTAGAAGAATATTGGCCTAACATTGACGTTAAAGCTGATGCTCCATTTTCTGCCGTTGTAAAAAAAGACCCAGGAGAATACGGCATTTTTGTTCTCATTCTCGATGTACTATTTTCAGTTTGATTGTCGGAAAAATCACCAACAGCATCCCTTATATCACCTTCTCTTTGATTATACTCTTGAGCATATATTGTAAACAACATATGATGGGGTATTTCTGATGATCCTAATTCTGACGGATATCTGTATATTGTGGTATTATCACGACCTCCACCTTCATACGGATTTATTTCAAAAGTATCGAGTGATCCTCTGTCACCAGATATTTTAACGTCAGTCAATCCAAATAACGCCATTACTGCTCCTTTAAAGTTTACTAGATAGTATTTATGTCATATAAAGGAACATTTAAACCTAAAAATCCCTCAAAATACAACGGGGATGCAAATAACATAATCTATAGGTCCTTATGGGAATTGAGGGTTATGAAGTATTTGGACGACCATCCTAAAGTTATCTGGTGGGCCTCTGAAGAACTCATTATACCATACTGGAATCCGATTGACAATAGAAAACATCGTTATTTTCCGGATTTTGTGGCTAAAATGCAAACAAAAGATGGTACAGTCAAAACGGTTGTTATGGAAGTCAAACCTGAGAAACAAACCAAACAACCCGTTCAAAAAAGAAAAACGAAAAAGTATCTAGCTGAAACTGCGACATATTTAATCAATCAATCCAAATGGAAAGCAGCCACGGAATTCTGTAAAGACCATGGATGGGAATTTACAATCCTAACTGAAAAAGACCTTGGGTTGTGAGATAAATAAAGCATGGCTTACTTAATCGACCGTCTTAAAAACTCGCTCCAAAAAAAAGGTATCTCCACTAGATCAGGAGAGGCCAGAGCTTGGTTACAATACAAATTAAAACAAGTAACTGTTACTCCATCAAAACTTTTGGAGAGACAGGGACAAACCAATCAAACTATTATTGGTGGAATGTACTTCTATGTTTATGATCCAAAGACTAAAAATGAAATGGCATTCTATGATAAGTTTCCTTTGGTAATACCAGTTGAAAAATACAGCGATGGTTTTTTAGGATTGAATCTTCATTACATACATCCACAAAGTCGATTGGTGTTATTGGACAAATTAAGTGATATTGCCACAAATAACAGATTTGATGAGAGTACCAGATTCAGAATATCTTACGGTTATTTAAAAAGAGCCTCACAAATATATGAACACCACGTCTGTTTGAAACGATATTTGTATAGTCATGTTCGATCTAAGTTTATAAAAATAGATGCTGATGAATGGGACATTGCAGCTTTATTACCAGCAGAAAATTTTGAGAAAAAAACAAAAGAAGAAATATACGGAATTTAAAGGAATAAAATGGCTTTTGTACCAAATCAATTTTTATCTCATATGAAATCTAGGGGTGGTCCTGCAAAGACCAACCGATATCAAACAGTAATTCCTATTCCAAAAATTATTGGAAAAGAAGTACAAGAAAATAGTATTTTATCAAAAATTTTAGATTTTGCAAACAATCCTTCAGCAACTGTAACAGGATTTGTAAGTGATGCTTTGACAAAAGATAATAGAGATAAAAACAAAGATTCTTTACCAGAATTATCTAGATTTTTAGCATTACAATGTGAGTCAACTAACTTTCCTTCAAAATCTTTAAATGTAGTTGCAGCAAAGACTTATGGCCCGGTTTTTAAAATACCAACAGCAGTTGAATATGGAAATTTTTCCATGACATTTTTATGTACAAATGATTTTTATGAACGAAAATTATTTGAACGTTGGATAGAAGTAATAATGCCATTAACAACAAATGATTTTAGATTTCCAAAAGGAGATTCTCCAGAAAATTCTTATTATTCCGAAATAAGAGTTATTCAGTATGATGATTTTGTTCAGCAAGTGTATGCAATTAAATTGAGAGATGCTTTTCCAGTTTCAATAAACGATCAAGTAGTAAGTTGGACAGATGACAATTTTCATCGTTTAACAGTTAATTTTGCATATCAAAATTACACAACAATATATGAAGGAAAGTTTGATACTGAAGCTATTACTGGAGCTGTATTGAGTAGTCCTGGTGGTGCTTTTAATACATTAAAAACTGCTATAGGTAGTTTAGCTAATCCTATTGGTTCTGGAGGAATATTGGATCCAGCAACTAACTTTAGTGGTTACGGTGTTTTTAGATAAATTTTAATTAGGGAGTTTTTTTATGTTACCAAAAATTGATGTGCCTGTATATGAAACAATTTTGCCTTCAAATAATCAGGTTATTAAGTTTAGACCGTTTTTAGTTAAAGAACAAAAGATTTTAATGATGGGTGCTCAAGCATCCGATCCAAAAGATATTATCGATTCAATTAGACAAATTTTGTCCAATTGTATTTTGAGTGATATTGACATTGAGTCATTACCAGTTTTTGATCTTGAGTTTTTGTTTTTAAATCTTAGAGCAAGATCAATAAATGAAGTTGTTGAAATTAAATACCGATGCAATAACGATTTGTCTTCCGATAAAGAAGATAAAGAAGAATTGAAAAAATGTACCGGATTTGTTACATTCAATATTAATGTATTAGATATTAAACCAGAGTTTGGTGAAGGTCATACATCCGATATCAAATTATCAGAAAAAGTTGGAATGAAATTGAAGTATCCAACATTTGAAATGATGAAAGATTTGGATACAGAAGGTAAATCCGAAGATGATGTAATGTATGATTTACTCGTTGGTTGTATAGATTTTATATACGATGAAAATAATATGTACTATCCAAAAGATTCAACAAAAGAAGAAATTGGAGAATTTATCGACAATCTTCAACAAAAGAATCTAGAACAGATAAAAACATTTTTTGGTACAATGCCAAAGGTAAAAAAAGAATTGGATTTTGTCTGTCCAAAATGTGGATTTGAAGATCACATAATACTGGAAGGTGTACAAAATTTTTTCGAATAACTCTTTCCCATGATAGTTTAGAAAACTATTATAAAACAAACTTTTCTCTAATTCATCATCACAAATATAGTTTGACTGAATTGGAAAATATGATACCGTGGGAAAGAGAGATATATGTTTCTTTATTAGTAGAACATTTGGAAAAAGAAAAACAAAGAGTAGAAGCCGAAAAACAAAATAGGAAAAAACGATAATGGCTAAAAAAGAAGAAGAATCAAGATTAGCACAAATACTTAGACAAGAACTCAAAGCTGGAAGAGGTCTTGCCGACGCTTTGTCAAACTCTTATAGAGAAAAACAAAAAGAAAGAGCTGATCTTAGAAGATATTTTCCTAAAGGTGGAGTTGCCGGTTTAGCACTTCAGTCTATGTTTGGTAAACCATATCAATACAAAGAAAGACAAACTACTCAACAACAAACAGCACAAAAGAAAACACAAACTGCAAACCTCTCACTTACAAAAAGATTAGTAACAAATAGTGATTCTATGGCAAAAGATATGCGTATTATGAAAATTAATATGATACGCTTTGTCAAAGGAATGGGTTTAAAACCTTATAATGAAAGAAACGTAACATCTAGAGTTCCATCAAGAACAGGTACAAACAGAAATACCACAACAAATAGTGGAAATGGTGGAATTGGAGGAGGTATTTTAGGTCAAGCCGTTGGTGGATTATTTGGTGCTGCTTCTTTTGTTGGTGATGTGGCTAGTGGAATAGTTAAAGGAATAGTTAGTGTTCTAGGAACTGGATTTAAAATTGGAGCAGGTATATTGGGAGGTGTCGCTTCTATTTTGGGAACAGTTGTGGGAGGAGTTATTAGTATTGGTGGTGGTGTTGTTGGTGGAATATTTAGAGGACTAGCGTCAGCAGTTAGTGGAATGGGATTGATGGGTGTGATAGCTTTAGCGGGGGCTGGATTCTTGGCATATAGACTATCAAAATCAATTACCGGAACTTTAGACTTTGATACTGTATCAGATTTTCTGACAAAACGATTAAAAGAATTCTTTGGAATGAAAGAGGGCGAATCATTTAAAGATAAAATTTATGGTGGACTGGGAAAGATTGATGAAAAAACCGGTTTAAATACGACTGGTGTTTTTGAAAACATTGAAAAAGCATTTGCTAAATTTGTTGGATTTTCCACTTCAATGATTGAATCAGTTGTCAGTATAGTGTCAAAAACTGGCGAATTAGCTATGAACGAAATAAAAGCATCAGTTCTAAGATATGGTACAATAATTGCAAAGACTATGATAGGAATTGCAGGAGTATTAGGAGGAGCAAAACTAGCTTCTTCTTTACTTCCACTTCTAGGTGTGGCAATTGGAACTGGAGGTATTGGTGGAGTTGCAATTGGATTGGGAACATTATTTGCTGGAGGAACTTTAGCTTATGGCACATATAAAGGTGCAGAAGCTTTACAACAACAAGTAAAAGATTTTCTAACAACAGCAGTAATGCCAGATACGGTTGATGGCAAACCAAATGAGAAGAAGCTTCTCATGAATAA